TAATGAGCGTCCGGGGCCGCTCGGTTTTATCTAAAAAGAACGAATTGCTTCGGTCCCTATCGCGCTTTCAGGGCGCGGATTGGATCCCCCTATGTCGGTCGTTTGGACTCCTTGAAGCCGGAGTCTGGCGGTGAAACTAAAAACCTCTGAACTTTTGGTTCAGAGGTTCGAAGAAGAGATCTAAATTGTGATCTCTATTTCGAACCCCCGAATGCGGCTTCATTGCGGCCACAGACAGGTGCCCATCCGATTGTTGGTCGGATTGACGTATTTGAGTCTGTGGTTTGTTTGAAGCTTTTCAAGATTTGATTATTTATACTCAATCATGTTTTCTGACCGTTGTAAACAAAAAAGATTAGTGAACGAACAAAAATTGTTTCCATTCCTCTCGCATCTGCATCCCATCAGGGATCATACTGAGGAAATGGTGGGCTGACCTCGGTCTGACCTCTTCACCATTGACGTTTAGGTAAGGGTACGAGTTGTCCTTGGCCGAATTGCAGGACCGGCATGCCAGCACAATGTTCTGCTGGTCATTTGTACCACCCATGGACTTTGGATAGACATGGTCCTTGGTGGATGCTGAGAAAGGAACTTTCTGAAGACAGTACTGGCAGACTCCCTTGTAAAGGCCATAGATGGTCTTCAGGGACACGTTCTGGCCTAACCTGGCATGATAACCGAAATGATGGGTACAGACCACGATGGTCGGCACCGGCCACTGAGTCTCCTCTCCGGTCACGACGTTAGGTGCTGACCGAAGGCAAGGCTGGTCATGGTACAGTTCAACCGTCAGATCCGCCCAGCTCAGGCTATTCGAGTAGCCCTCGACCTCTGTCACCTCGTCACCGTTCCAGGATGCGCAGTTACCCACGGCATCAAGCCCCTTGACTCGGCCATTCATCATGTGACGAATGGCGGCGCGCGCGGTGAAGAACCTACCGCTTGACTGGTAGTTTCGGTTGAGTACGAGAGTTGTCTTCTCTGATGGATCTACAGGTACCATGGTGATGGTAGTCGCGGTGGGATTCGAACCCACACTGAAGAGATTTTAAGTCTCCTGCCTCTGCCGTTGGGCTACGCGACCAACGGATTAACCGGTGATCGACTTGACGACCGAGCTGAAACCCTTGCGGGGGACGTTGTACTTGCGGGCCTGCTTCCAGCTCTCGCCGGAGAGGACCTGACAATGCCCGGCGGTCTTGTGGTCCCAGATCATCACGCCAAACCGGTTGACCTTGGTCTCGCGAGGAACGAAGTTGGGATCAGGCAAGATGCCTGCCGCAATGAGTCGGGCGGTGGTGGCGTTGTGGGTATACACGTTAGCTGTGGTCGATGGTGTCGAAGATGTCCTCGGCAACTGAGTCCAGGTAATTCTGGACGAAGTCGGTCGGGATGTTCTTGCGATCGATGCCAAACTCGTCGGCCGTCTCAAGGAGATCGGCGATCAGGAGGTTGATGCCCTCGTGATACTTTTCTGACACGATATGGCTCGGAGAACTGAAGTGGGGAGTATTTTCCATAGGATTAGTTGGTCACAAGGGCCTCAGCATACTTGGCCGAATCGGGGGAGACAACATTGATGCCGTCGGTGAACTCGATACGAACCGAGAGGTTGGTACCGAGGAGACGGTTGACCGCCGTGATGGTACGGTACACGTCATCCAGACGAGCCATGTCGCCAGCGGATTCGGTGAGGTGAACAGAGACGAATTCTTGTTTCATGAGGAAATACTAGCAAAAACGTTCAGAGAGTAAACAACGAAGAACTACCTAAGCCGTTGATTCAACGAGGAGCCAACCGGTTGGCATCCTTGAGGGATTGAGCGATCAGCTCATTGGCCCACTTGACGTAAGCCTCGAGATTGGTGATCTTGATGCCTTTGGCCTCACCGGAAGAAATCGTGTACTTCAGCTGAGCCTCGAGGTAACCTACCCGGAAAGCGTAGTGGTCAGCGGCCTTGCGAGCATCGCGCTCGAGATCGAAGACCGCATCAAGAACAGTAGTCGTGTTGTTATTCATCATGGCAGCATACTAGCACATGCTGCGCAAACGTAAACAACTAAGAATTACCTAAGCCGTTGATACCCAACGGTGACCTAACTAGTTGGTATCCAACCCCTTGGTACTCTTGATCTTCTTCTTGGCCAGAATCTTGGCCTTCTTGTTCAATCGTGAAACAACTTCCTCCGCGGTCATCCAGATGTCCTTGTTCTCCAGGATCGCTCGTATCTCGGCATCCGTCAAAAAGTTCTGGTAGATCTCGAAGAGAAGCTTCTCGGACCAGACTCGCTCGTGCTTGATCTGGTCGATCATCTCGCCACCCTTTCCGATGGTGCCACCTGAATAGTTGTGGAACATGAACATCGAGTGTGGAGAGATCTCGTAGGTATCAGACATCAGGAAGATGATCGTGGCCGCACTCATGCAAGCGCCTTCAACCGAAGCAACTACCGGAGCCTTGCACTCTCGGATGACTCGCATGAACTGAATCGCCGTCCAGAGGCTACCACCCTCTGAGTTGATGTAAAGCTTGATGATGTCAGTCGGCGGGGCGTGCCGGATCTGGTTGAACCATTCGGTGTACTTGTTGGCCTCCTCGATGGTGCCAGTGATGTAGTACTCGTGAAGATGGGCGAGTGCCTTATCGGTAAAGGCGGCCTGATTCTTCTTGTCGACACCCAGCATCTCGGCGATCGGGCTTGATAACAAAGGTTTGTGGTTCATTCAAGTATGTATCTGTTCTGACTGATATTTTGCGATGGTTTCTCTAAGTGATTTTGTCCAGTTGTCTCTCTTCTCTCTGAAGATGATCGGATCTGCGAAATCGACCGACATGACGGTTACGAGGTTGGTCACTGGGATCCCGGTTCGTTCCTCGAACATGATGGCATAGGCGGCCTCCTGCATGAAGTAAGATGAGATCTCACTGGCATCCTTGACTCGCTTTGAGGTCTTGATGTCCACGATGGAGATCTTGCCATCAAACTCAGCGACGAGGTCACATCTGCCGGCAACCTGCAGGTGATCTGAGTACAGAGGTGCTTCCTGTATGAAGATCTTGCCGACATGAGCGTCGAGGATCGGTTGCAGAGACCGAAAGGCCGCCTTGGCATTTGGCATAGCAGATTCGTCCATCACCTCATTGTTGAGATATTTCTCGACCAGAGTATGGACGCTTGTCCCACGCCCGGCCGCAGCACGGGATATGGCATTGGCCTCCTCTTCACCCACTCGTTTTCTCCACTCCAGAATCTTTTGCCTTGAAAGGATCGACAAGACCGTGGTGATCGATGGGTACTTCTTTCCCTGGGGAGTGACATAGTTACGCCCCTTCTCCCCCGTTTCGCAGGGGAGATCGGCGTATCCGATGTCAACTCTCTGGTGTATGAATGGCATCAGTTACGATCTAACCTCTCGAGTTCGCTGTAGAACTCTTCTTCCTCATCGAGGAAGTCATGTGGATTAATTCTGCCATGTGAAGATTCATATTGATCAGATTCGTCAGAACGACGGCTCTTCTTGTTCTTGCGAGCCTTACGCTCGAACTCATCCATCTCTGCGTACTTATCCCGGGCTTTACCTCTTTTCATTTCCTTGTGGTTGCTTTGATTTCTGTTTCTGCACGATCTCCTTCGTCATGATGTAATCTCGAACCAGGCCTGAACGGACGATGTCCTGCCAGCCGAATTCGATGCAATAAAAATACTTCATCTGCTCGATGATCTCCATGAACTCCAGGATTCCACTCTTGTCGTTCTTCTTCTCCAGATCTGTCTGGTAGTAATCACCGCACATGATGAGGCGGCAACCGTCACCCAGACGGGTGATGATGGAATCGAGTTCATGGAAAGTGAGGTTCTGCATCTCATCGATGATGACGATAGAATCCCTCAGAGTGATACCACGCACGAAGGATGTGGTCAGGAACTCCACCTGCTTCTTGGCGACCAGTTTGTTCCAGGCCATCGGATCTCCGAATAGCTCGGCGCAGATCGCAATGTACGGATACAAGTACGTGGACTCCTTCTCGGCACGATCTCCCGGCAAGAAACCAATGTCACGAGTAGGAACAATCGAACGAACGATGATGATCTTGTCGGCCTTTGACTTGCCACTCATGATCTCCTGGAACGCCAGGTACATGGCCAAAAACGTTTTTCCAGTACCGGCACAACCAGATAGGCAAAGGTGATTGTTCTTCTCGAATGCCTTGAAGACTTTCTCCTGAGACTTCGTCAAAGGTTCGATGACCTTGAGGGAGTCAAACTTCGGAAGAGAGACTGGTGGCTGAGCTTGTTTCTGTTTCTTTGATTTTGCCATTAGCGAGTTCGGATAGTATTGGATCTGCCTGAACCTTTCTTCACCTTTCTAAGGACGTCATTCCAACCGCTCCCAGCTCGGCTGACGTTAGACTTGAGGCTGGAATAAGACATCTTGACTGCGGAGACCCCACGAGATACCTTCTTCTTGCCACAGCTCGGGCACTTCAGTGGTGAATCTCGATCCTCGAATGGAACGATCTGTTCGAATTCGTGACCACAAGATTGGCAGGTGAAATCATAGTTAGGCATATTAGGCAGAAACTGTGAACCAGTCAGGGCGGTTACGCTTCGTCCAGACCATCTTGAAGCGACCCTGCTTTGTCTGGTAGAATTTACGATAGGAAGTCACGGGATCGTTCTCATTCATGCACTCGGGATTTGACTTCATCGCCAGGCGGAATGGTGTCTGAGGAATGTCAGGTATGTTAGAGGGAGCCTGGTCTAGCACGAAACGGAGCTTCTCGTCGGTGCCGTGCTTCTTGCCGTAACGGTAGGTGTACTCGTCACACAGCGCACAGAAGTGCTCATAGTGCCACAGGTAATTGGCCATGGATTCCATGGTCCAGATGGTGCAAGGATGACCCATGTGCACCGCACCGTACAGTGTGGAGTCAAGAGTTTTATCGGTGAGTTCCCAGATCTTGGCTTTACGGGTCTTGCCGGTATCGATATTGGATCTGACAACGGATCGCATCTTACCATCAAGCAGGCGGTGAGCGGTACTCAGCATCTGGGCTGATTCCACGATCATCTTCACCACGTGCTTGTCACACTGCTGTTGTGCAGCAAGCACGGGTGAAGAATCTAAGACAAAGATGTTCATAACGAAAGGACAATCAATCTAACCTGCCGGTGCAGGTCTGTAAATCACAAAGATCAGGCGGCGACCTCCGCCATGGTATTCACTTGTTGCATTGTCTGGATGTATTCCTCAAGGTATTTCTGTTTGTTCTGTATGGCCTTCACTCGCTTCTCATTGCCCTCCTTCTGGAGGCGCTGAATGAAGTAATCGAGTTCCACTGAATCTTGCTTGAGTCTTTCCAGTTGGTTTGTGATCATGTATCTCGCTGTTGTGTTTTGCGTGAACCATGATGTAGTGGGCACACTGTGCCGTCAAGATAAAATCAGGTCAGGCCAGACGGCCTTCACGAGTTCCTTGCTGATAGCAGGGTATTGTTCCTGCAGCTTCTTGTCCTTCATCGCGATGACAATCGCTGCGTCACGCGGATGAATTCCCTCGAGCATACGAAGAAACAAAGTCTCTCGCTTGGTCTGCTTGAGAGCATCTCCTTTGCCACGCTTCACGAAGTACGTGAAATCCTTCGTGGATCTCATCAGAGTGGTCGGAGACCTTCCTTCCGTGGACAGCGTCTCCTTGAACGGAGGTGCGCCAGGGGGAACGGTGAAGACGATTGTGTCGTCAAAGGCTGCACGGAGAACATCTCGGATTGCGAGACAGTTGTTCTCCTTCAGGATGGCAACGCGTTCTTCTTTCGTCTCGGCTTTCTGCACAAGATCGAAAATCTCGAACACCTCTGTCGGTTTAAACTTATTCATAGCGAGACGGTGTTAAATTCCTCCGCACACTCGATGAGCTGGGAGCAACGTTTTTCAACCAAGTAATTCAATGTGTTCGAAGCCGGTTTCACAGATTCGAAAGTATTTATGATCTCCGTCTTCTTGGCGGAGGGAATTTTTGTGAGATCGATCAGAGCTTGATTGCGCTGGAAATTGCGATATTGCTCAGCCGTCATCTTGGTCTGCAGTGAATCCCAGTTAGAGATCCACTCATCCATGAGTTTGGCACGAAGAGGTGTCTGACGGCCACCGGAGACAAACACATCATCCGGAGAAAGAACATTCGGAACACCGTCACCAGTATCGCCACGCAGAACGTGCTCCTGCAGGTAACGAACCGGATCCTTCTCCTTGACGAACTCCTTGGCCATCGGGCTGTACTGACGAACATTCTTGTACCGATGGAGCTGAACGAAGTCCTTATCGGAGGAAATGATCATGACCGGCTCATGCTTTCCAAACTCCTGGGTGCTATCGGTGAGCGTGGCGATGATGTCATCGGCCTCGACTCCCTGCAGGTGTACGACCTTGAAGGGGAGGTTCTCGCGAATCTCGTCTCGAACATTGCCGAGGATCCGGAAGAATTCCTTCCAGTCGATGTCCCCCGACTCACGGGCGGCCTTGCGGGAAGCCTTGTACTGAGGGAACATCTCGCGACGCCAGGTGCCACCGCCGTCACAGGCCAGAACCATCTGGCCGTATTCCCGACGGTACTTCGCATTGTAAAGTCTCAGGGAGTTCAGGATGCAATGACGAACTAATCCCTCGGAGACCGAGATACGCATGGCAAACAGGTTAGCGATGGCCACGCCAGAGTAATCTACGATGATCATTGTCCAGACATACTACCCCAGGAGAGGGCAGATGTAAACATCAAAATTGCAGATTTTTGAGGTGCTTCCTGGTGATCTTACAGGTCAGCCAGTCGTTGTAGTACTTCTGGTCCAGGATGGCCTTACGGGTGAACTGCTCGTAGGCCTCCCAATAGGAACACTCAGACTTCGAGGAGCAGAGGTAAAGGATCTCCCTCTTGAAGCTACCAGGACCCAGATCCTTGACGTCCTCCTGAATCGCAGCGTTCGATCCGTAGTAGGATCTCCAGTCAGACTCAGCCTTGAACTTCTTTTTCTTTCCCTTGACCTGCTTGCTCTTCGAGGAGAAAAAGAGTTTCTTGCCGACGTAAAGCCGGCCATTCACCAGGTTCGTGATGAGATAGACGAATCCGATCGTTTTCTTCGGATCAAGTTCCTCTGGCTTTGGATCAAATAGTTCACCACGATAGTACCACATGGTACTATGTATCAGTCTTCGTCCTCGTCTTCGTCAGATTCGTGAGATCCACAGAAAGGACAGAACTCTGGGTAAAACTCAGATTCCTCGTCCATCTCCTGATCTTCAAATTCAGGATCAAGTTCCTGCGGGAGCTCCGTAAAGAGTATGGAGTACAGAGCCCCGCAACAATTGCATTCTTTTTCAATCTTCATGCTTCGCAGGATGCACAGTGCAACAGGTTACGCCCAAGTTCCTGGGCAGGATTGGTTCCGCGCTGGTAGTAAAGGCTCTTGACGCCCTGCTCCCAGGCAAAAATGAGAAGTTGATTGACGTCTTTCGGGGAAGTCTTCGGATGAATCATCAGGTTCAGGCTCTGGCTCTGATCGATGTACTTCTGACGAGCCGCGGCCTGAATGACGATCTCTTTCTGTGAGATCTCACCGAAGGTCTTGAAGACGTCCTTCTCGTTTTCCGAGAGGAAGTCGAGGTGTTGAACGGATCCACCTCTGACGAGGATAGTCTGCCAGGTGTTTCGGTCGTTCTTGCCGTGCTTTTCCAGAACCGTCTCGAGGTAAGGATTCTTGTAGGTGAACTTACCCTTGGAGAGATCCTTCACGAAGTAGTTGGAATTGAGCGGCTCGATCGATGGAGAAACCTGGCCCAGGATGAAGCTCGAGGATGTGGTAGGAGCAATCGCCAGCGTCGTGACGTTACGTAGACCGTATCCCCTGAGGAGTTCCGGTTCACCGTACTCGGTGGCCATCTTTCGACTGGCGGACTGAGTCTTGTCGCGCAGGAGCTTGTGGATCTGAACGTTGAGAAGCTTTGCCTCGAACGACTCGAAAGGAATCATCTTGGACTGCAGGTAAGAATGCCAGCCCAACACGCCGATTCCGAGAGCACGCTGGTTCACTGCAAAACGGTATGGTGCCTGCATAAAAGGCATTCCTGAGACCTTGCGGATAAACTCGGTCATCACGGCATCGAGGAAATAGGTCATGACCTCTGGAGCATCAGTATCCTTCCACTCATCGTAGTGCAGGAGATTCATCGAGGACAGATTGCAGACGAACGATTCGTCC